GCGGCCCCTCCAGCGCCAATAGTTAGTGCTATGTTTGACCCGCCAGTAACAGTAAACCCACTTCCTGACAATAGACCACCAGCACCGCCACCACCTCCGTAGTAGTATGCCCCACTGCCACCTCCTGCAATTACTAAATATTCAATAGTAGGAGTTACATTAGTATATACAGGCCAAGCAGAAGCTTTTAATCCCTGCATGACATCATTGGAACGCCAAATACCAACAGCACCAGATGTGCTATTGGTCGCCGCAGTGGATGAAATTAGTGAACCTTTATACCTAGTAGACATTAGGTAATCGCCTCATAAGATGCCGTTAATTCAATTGCTGATGCAGTACCAACAGTCACCACAATAGATTGTGCTTCACCAAGGTAAAAAGCAGTGCTTTTATCTGCAACAACAATTGAAGCGTTTACCGGAACTGGCACTTGGTACACAAGACGATAGTTTGTTCCTGCGCCAGCAGCAGCGCTATTGATTGCTACGGTTACGGTAGCAGTAGACCCTGTTACGTTTGTAGCAACAATGTTGTCAATCTTGTTGACTGTACCAGCAGCAGGCGTAAGTGCAGTCCAAGTAGTAGCAGATGTTGTACTTGGAATTAAATAACTGGTGTTTCCGTAGATTGACGTTACGTTAACAATATTAGGGTTTGCCATAATTAATATCCAAAAACAATTGACATAACGATAGCCCTATTTGTAGGTATCGACCTTGCTGCTGGGTAAGTTACAAACACATTCTTTGTGCCTGCTGAAAAATTTACCAAAGATCCAGAGTTGCTAGAAGAAATTACAGTGGTTCTGGATAGCGTTGTACCTGACGCTGTGTACGTTCCAATACCAACTTCCCAATTTGTATTGTCTGTAATAGTGTAGTAGGTAGAGTTGCCATCGCCAACAGCGGCAAAACTTTGGAACCCTGTTGCGGCTCCTGCAAGCGTAACAGTGCCTGTACCCGTCGTCGTGGTAGTCTCTTGAACCCGATCAGCTAAGACAAGTGCCATTTACACCTCTATGTTGCGTTGTTAATCAACACCCAGTCGGTTGTCTGGTTATCGTCAATTGTAGACCAGCCGGGTGTTTGTGTGTTGCCAATTAGTATCCAGTTTGCGGTTTCACTATCATCAATTAGCTGCCAATATACAGGAATCACAGTCCCAACAGAACCCGCCGCAGACACGCCGGTTAGAGCCAATGTCCTGTTACCTACACCTAAGCTACCAACAGAGCCTGTTGCCGATGCACTGGTTAAGCCAAAACCAAACTCAAACTGTACAGAACCTACGCTACCGGTTGCAGTAAGCGGGCTAAGCGGTACGGATAAAAATCCAAGCTGGCCTGCCGCCTCAACACCAACTAAGGCAACCTGTGCGCTCTGAACTATATTACCAACTGCTCCTGCTGCTGCAACCCCCGTGATACCGATGCTGATTCCCTTATCGGAAACTGTGCCAACACTTCCGCTGGCGGCTACACCGCTTACCGCTACAGTACGGCTAGAGCTTAATGTTCCTACAAAACCTGCGGCTACATCGCCTGTATCTGCGTCCGTATTGCTAGGTATAAGGGTTCCTACGGCTCCGGCAGCGGAAACCCCAGTAATACCAACACTAATTCCCTTGTCGGAAACCGTACCTACCGCGCCTGCCGCAGAAACGCCGGTTATGGAATTAACATGACTTAAGGTAAATGCGCCAAGTAACCCGCTTGCAGTAGTACCCGTAAGGGAAACTGTCCGGCTATCAGTAAGAGTCCCTACTGCCCCTGCCGCAGCTACTCCCGTCAATGCAAGGGATAAACTTACTCCAACAGTCCCTACGCTACCTGTAGCTGCATTTCCACTAACGCTAAGCGTTTCAGTTAAAGCCAGTGAACCAACCGCACCAGAAGCGTTTACCCCAGTTAGTGCAACCGTAACATCAACAGGCCCGCCCCAAGGCGCAAAACCCCAAGTTCCGTACCCCCACGTTCCAGACGCAGGAGATGAAGTAGTCGATCCAGTAGCGCCAAAAGGCGCTCCGGCAAATGGGGCTATACCAAACATGGTCTACACGGCTTGTAGCCGCCCCCAATTGTTAGGTTGTTGCCAAACGCAGCAGCGCAGTCGTCGTAGTGTTGGAAGGCATGGTCAACGTGAATGTTCCTGCCGTAATGGTCTGAGAACCAAACGTGTGGACGCTAACTGCCTTGTTACTCTGCGTTGAGTTATATACTAGAACAGCATCAAAAGCAGTGCTTAAGGTAACAGTTGTATATACAAACGAGGCCGATGGAGTCCAATAACCTACGCCTGCCGTAGCAGAAGAGTTAGTAGAAGCAGGTGCTGTTGCATTTGTTACTGTAACTCCGCCAGCCGTGTAGCCTGTACCAGTAACTTCACCAGTAGCAGAGTATGCAGTAGTGGCAGCATTAACCGTAGCAGAAGCCAGATACAGCGCCGCCTTGAACGTATCAGCAGTAGTAGCCGCACGAATAGGTGCAACACCGAAATTGTGGGTAGCGGTCATCAGTTCCCCAAGGAACGAAGTGACCATTGATTGCGTGTTGCTCATAATATTTCCTTAAAAAGAAGCAGCTTCGCCACCTGCAAAGGTAGGCATTTTCTTCAGCGTAACGTGCGCTGATCGGTGAACCAACTCGCCTTCCAGCCAGTACTCTACCCACGTTGTCAGTTCATTGTCATTATCGACTGTGCCTTCCCGCTTTTCTAGCAAGGAATCGTCCATCTCGCCTTTGGTGGTAGTGACTATCAATTTGAACTCCTGATAAGCGCGGTTGTAGAAGTATTAGCTGGCATGGTGATTGTAAACGTGGTGGTTGATGTTTTGTCAGACCCAAAGTCCAGAACCGCCACAGATTTATTACCCTTGGATGCGTTGTAAATCAAAGCGCAGCGGGCAGTCAAAGCTGCCGTCCAAGACACATTAGCCCAGTTAACATAGGCCACATAACCAGATGAGCTAATAGCTACGCCGGTCATAATTTCACCGCCAGCCGTGTAGCCTGTACCTGAGACTTCATTGGTAGTACTATAAACCGTAGTGGCCTCGTTTAAGTCAGCATTACCCGTATACAGCGCAATCTTGATCGTGTCTGTAGACAAATCGTGGATGGCCTGATACAACTCCTTTTTGAAGCTGGTAGTCTGAGTTTGGATAATACTCATTTAACGGCCTGCCTAAATTGACCGCTACGATAAGCGTCCTGACGTTCCATGCCATCTGCCAAGCGTTTAGCTAGAACAACTGCTTCCATGTACTTCTGGTTGTACAAAGCCATCATGTCCTGCTCACCCTTCATATAGGTGTACGCTTCTACCAGCGACCCATACAGCAACACAGAATCAAAGTTATCACCTAGCCAAGTTTGACCACTGGACGCAGTAGTGATTGACTCAGGATAGTAGTAGTAATGAAGTTCTGCGGAGTACGTGGTATCTGGCGTTGGGCCAAGGATAAAACTTAACTCGTTGGAAACGGTAGAGCCTGTTACTGTTGGGCCAAATAATGCGTAGTATTTTGGTGTTCCAGTATCCGTTGGCGTGGGGTATGCCTCACGAATAAAGTTCACATCTTTGTTTAAAAGGAATGTGTACGGGCCAGAGCCGGAAAAAATAGCCAAGGAATACGATGATAAAAAATCATTTGGAGCGGACAAGTACTTGTTGTTTGCAGTAATTGTCCCTGTCACGTTTTTCCGTATTGACGGAAACTGCATTGAATTATAGATGCGCTGCTCTGCTTGTTCCGTGAACACGGCAAGCATATTTGCTGGAAACGTATTTTCTGTATACGAATTAATTGCAGTACAAAGTTCGGTATATGTCAAAGTACGCCCCCGTAATATTTTTGCCTAAACCGCATATTTATGCCATCGGCCCCCGAGCCATAACGCCTTTAGTAGCTGCACCAGTGCCGCGAATTTTAATACCATCAGTCTTGATTGGCTCGTTACCGGCAGATTTACTAATACCGCCAACACTTACATCGTAAGCATCTAATTTGCTACGGTTTGGCTCTTTGCCGGGGTTAGTAGCGATACTCATGGTCTTACCATCCATCGTATGCGGTTTTGCATAGACGGCAGCGGGGCCGACTTCTTTACCCATTTTCTTCATCGTGTAGGCCATGATTTACCCCGTTTTTTGGTTAGCTGCGCGGGACATATTACGGCCCAGACGCATACGGTCTTCACCGGTAGGGCCACCTTTTTTAAGCTTCAGGGTTGTGCCCTTGCCGCCCTTGTGTTCTTGCGCGTCATGCTGCTTGAACGCCTTTTTAATCATGGCCTTGTCTTGCGCCACATCACTTTTCATACTCTCTTTAGCCATCATGGACTCCTATGAAACCGTTATTGTCACTGTACCAACACTTGTAACCCCAACCAAATAATTTGGAGTTAACGCTACATCAAACTGACTTGCCCCACCTACCGGAGCCCAACCCCATTGGATGTCCCGTGAACCCCCAGCAGGATACCCATTTACATTGTTGCCCGAAGTCACATACGTTGTGTCCTTCCTTGGGTTACGCAGCGCTTGCGGGTCTTCTACTGGAAATGTACCAAGCATCAATTGCGGTTGGTCGGGATCCCAGCACTCAGGGCATACAAGCAGTTCATACTTCTTCTGCTTGATTATCTCTGTTTTTAGCTTCTTTAGCAGGAATTGTTGCCCGCAACGATCACATTCTGCAATCGCCTTTTTACCAGAGGCAAACCGATTACCCATTACGAATTCCCGATGAACATCTGCCTTGGGACGAAACGTATAGCCGCAGTTTCCCGATCCTCTGCCGCCGCCAAATCCCAAGCCTCATCGTACTGGGCTTTAAGAATTTGCAAACGATCCATGCCGCCCGGTATTTTTTGGGCTACGTAGTATGCCAGTCCTGCAATCATGCACGGTAGGAACCTAAACGGTACATCCATCGTATTCACACCACCACCCGCATCGTTAACACGGCGCATACGCCAATAGACAAATTGGTAGGTTGTAGAGTTGTCCGGTGTAGGCCAGAGCGTTACCCGTGGGATGTTTTGAATAGCCACCGCATCGCCCGACGAATGGGATGCCGCAGTCGTATTGTTCTGTCCACGGGCGCAGCTATATAGGGTATTCCCTGATATGTATCCGTAGTAAATAGTTTCTGTGCCAACCAGCAGGTACCCCGTGGCTGGCAAGCTGGCAGCAGACGTTACAGAAATAGTGGTATCTGTAGCCGATATACCCGCGCTTAGCGTAGTGACCGAAGCTGTAGTCTGCCCATCAAGCCGTTGAAACCACATTTGAATTGGGCGGGCTTGCTGGAGTTTATTGGGGATCGTAGCGTAGGTGCTAACACTAATCCGGGTAATAGTCAGGTCAGCTTGAGTAGATGCTGTATTAGAGCCAGTACGAATTACATGCTCTAGTAGGTCTACTGTGTCGTTAGGAATTGGATAAGTGTTTAGCCCCGGAACTAGATTAATAGTCCCCTGCTCAAATGTCCACATGTTGACGCCACGATTTGCCCAGTCAGCAAACATGATATTAAGGCTACGCCGCGCAGTACGCATATCGTAGCCCGTGCGCAACTCAGAACCCGCACGTTCAAATGCTTCCTCGACTATTTCGCTTAAGTCAAGGTTGAAAGTAGCGGTTCCCGAAGTGGTCATTATCTAAAACCTGCTGTTTTTGCTGCCACTTTTGGCGGCTGTTTTACAAACTGCTTACCTTTAGCCTTACCTGCTCGCTTAGCTTTCGTGGTTGCTGCGTATTCGGCGGGGCTAAGAGATTGTATTGCTTTCTCAGGCAAATAACGCTCACCTGTCTTTGACGATGGCTTTCCCGACTTAGTGCGCCATTTCTGGTCACCCCAAGCTTTTAGGGATTGCTGCGGTGCTTTCAATCTTTGTATCCCCCACCAGAAGCCTTGTACTTCTTAGCCACAAGCTGTGCTTTACGGGCTGACCATTGCCCCGCCCCAGTGCCTTGAGTAGCCGCTGCTTTGACCTGCGACACAATCTTTTTGCGTAAACTAGGCTTGGTATAATTCCCCGCAGCGTTAACCGTACCGCCTTCAGCGTATTGCGTAAAGTCAGTATCATCCCTGCGGGGCATGGTCTTGCCCTTGGGCATCTTGGAGGGGGAGATGTCCCCCATACCCCGCGAGGCTCTCACAGCATCATCCCACGGGTTTTGCCGCGCTGGGCACATCCATCGGCACGGCTAGATGCAGAACCGCCCTTAGCCATTTTCTTTACGGGTTCATCCACAGGTACCGAGTCAGGATACATCGTGGGCTTTGGCTTGGGTTTAGGCGCAGGCTTGGGCTTCTTGGCTACAGGCTCATCTACCGGAGTAGAGTCTGGGTATTCGTAATCTTTAGCCATGATGGCTCCTTAGCACATTTTGCCTTTGGTCTTGCCACGCATAGCAATACCGTCAGCACGTTTAGACGCAGAACTTACAGAACCGCCAGAAGCCATTTTCTTGACTGCTCCGCCTTTTGCATATTCGCTACCGCCACGACGAGTGCCTTTAAACATATTTTTAATATCTGCAATAGCTCCACCATACATATCAACACCACGACCTTGCTCCATAACAGTGCCAGAATTAGGAGTGCGGGGTTTATTCCTGCCTTCGTTACTGGATATTGGGGCTTCTTGGCCGGGACGCGTAGGCATGCGAGTTGATTCACCACGCGGTTTTAAACCTTGCTGTTTGTTCAAGTACTCACGCAAGCTAAGACCGGATGCGGCAAGCTGCTCCTTGGTAACCATGGGTGTTTTGCTACCAGAAGATGCTTGTCCGGGGCGCATTGGCATTTTGGCGGCAGTCGCGGGAGCTTCCTCATCCGCAGACATGGTAGGCGCAGCTTTGTTTGCTGAACGCTCAGCAGCAGCGTTACGAATTTGCTCGTCTAGTGACTCGTCGTCTTCGTATGTAGGTTTAGATATAGCCATTATTTACCCCTTAGCAGGCCATGCCGCCGCGTTTCATAACAATGTCTTTGCCTTTGGTTTTGCCTTTGGAAGCAATACCATCAGCAGATTTATGACCCGCAGCTAGACCGCCAGATGCCATTTTCTTAGCCGCGCCGCCGCGCTTCATACCCATCTGGGCTTTGTCCGTCATCATTTCTTTTTTAGAGCCTTCTTTCATGCCCTTTTTCTCTACGTCTTTACCGGACTTTTCAAATTTTGCAAAGGGATTCACACCTTTTGTAGCCATATCACCACCTCGTTTAAAAGTTTTGCCTTTATCGGCCTTACTAAAGTCTTGCCCCACGGATTGTGGAACCCCTACCTTCTTGGCAAACGACGGCGAGTGCGCTATCGCTTCCATGAAATTGTGTTGTTTCTTGCTTGTGCTTGGCATTATTTGTTCCACCAGTGAATTACTTGCATAAGCCCTGCACCAATAACCCCAGCAAAACCTCCAACCGCAAGCAACACTTTCCAGCCACCTTTAGCTTCAGCCAACGTAGTGTTAATGCTGGTCAGCATTTTCTTAATCTCGTCTATGTCCGCAGCCATCTTGTCCATGTCTGATTGCAGGTGTGCAATATCTGAAGCATGGGTAGCTAGTTCACGGGCTGTTTGTATTGCGTCGGTCATATCAGCAGTTCCAAGCCTTCAGTGATTTATTGATACGAGAATTCGGGTCTTTGGCCGTCTTCTCGCTGGTAAGTTTCTTCTTCATCCCAGTCATCCTTGCGCAAAAGGAGTCGCGCCTGCTGCCGCCTTCTGGCTGGGGAGGTTTCAAGTTCATACCTTGCGCTTTGGCCGAGGCGCGTCCCTTGGCGTTCAAGCCGCCCTTGGGGTTTTTGCCTTCCTTGCGCGTCCATGCTGGTGATTTAGCCATTTGCTACTTTAAGTTTAAGCCGTGCATGCTCCTTTAGAAGCGGCTGCAAAGCATCTTGTTCAAAGTTACGGGTGAATTCTTTCGAGCCTATGTGTGGCAAGCTAATCATGGGGTCTAAGTAAACCTTAAACCCTTCTTCACGAGCGCGACGGCAAAACGCGTAGTCCTCGCCAATGTACTGCCCGTCAATCAACAGGAAGTCAAAGATAGCGTATTCATCTTCGCCATCACCATCGCCAGCATAACGCCACTCAGGATGCTTCTCCATCATGTGGTCAATCACATGGCGGCGGATAAGCATAAATCCTGTGGGCGCACTCTCTACACGCATCAGGCCATTCTCATCAAATTCTAGCTGGTGATCTTCGTCCAAGTAGAAATCAAGGAAAAACTTGGCATCATCTGCACGGCGCGGGTACGTACCAGCAACCACATCTTTGTCTGAGGACAGAGCCAGCAACCGGGTAACAGCTTCTACGTTAATGACTACATCTGCATCTACAAATAGCAGGTCGGTGCAGTCAGTTTCGGTAAAGTTGCGTACCAGCTTGTTACGAGCTTTAGAGATGATAGAGCAACCAGACAGGTGAACCAGATGAATCTGAACACCCATCTTGTCCAACTTGGGAACGAGTTGAGCTATGGCAAACGCAGTCCTGATATTGACTTTGCCGTCATAACACGGGATAGCAAGCATGAGCTTGCGTCCCACCAAGTTGAAGCTCTTATCAGCCATAGTAAATATTTGCTGCAACTACGTTAGACATATACGCGTAAATGCCGTTAACAGCTAACACGCCATCTTCAGGAATAATGGGCGCATTGTTGAAGACATCCGTTGCAATAACATCATAAGACAGTAGCCAACGGCTTGAATACACCATTGCTGCACCTGCTGTAATGGAGCCAGAGTTAATATCTGTAATGGTAAACGTGCTGGAGGTCAAGACCGTAACTGGGTAGTTCCCATTAGTGGCTGTGCCCCCTGTGCCCGCCGCAAAGTCAATACCAATTACATCACCCGTAGCCAGTCCGTGCGCTGTCTGCGTAACGGTAACAGTAGTGGTTGAACGACCATAGGTTCCAGTTGTTACTGGTGCTGTAGTGGTATCAAACAAAGCAATAAAACCGGTTGTAGCTGATCCAGTAAACGAAATGCCCCTAACGCGATTACGCCCAAGCACCATAAACCCGCTGCCATTTAAGTGCGCCTGTTTTACATTGGTCTGATTCATAATCAATCTCCTATAAAGCAGGGGCCGAAGCCCCTGAGATTAATTACTGTTGACCCGGAGCAGGAGATTGCGCTCCAGTGGAGTCAGCAACAGCATACACAATCGTGTACTGAACAGTACCTGCGGTTACATCAGCAACGGTAGGAGTCAATGCTGCTTGAATAATTACATCCGTAGCACCAATACCAATACCATTAGGAGATGCGGTGCTTGCTGCGCCCGCCCAGTTAACCAATTTAGCAGCAGCGTTTGTATTAGCCAATCGGCCTTGAGCAGTAATGTCCGAAGAGGCCCAGTACAAATTGGTGGTAGCAGAAGTACCAATTACCACGTTAGCTGCGGTAGAACCAGTAAAAGCTACCAAGGTATCAATAAAAATATTAATAATTTGTGCGCCTGCTGGCAACGTAAACAGAGTTGTAGTAGCAGTGGCTGCGGCTACAGTGCCGGTATAAACTACTTTTTTAGTCTGGGAAACAGTAGCGGTGCCAGTGTTTTGGATGGTTCCAGCAGTAGTGCCGGTGGTGTTTTTGACCGTGCCAAGCAGCCACGGGCCAAGATGAGTTGCGAATCCCATGATAGATGTCCTTACATACAAGTGAAGTGCATCAATCGGTATGTCGTCTAGCCGGGACTAGTTTGATGCACCGGAAAGCCCGGATTAGCTGCAATATACACTATTTTTCAGGTGTGTCCAGTACCTTGTTGGACTTTTTTAAGTTTTCTTCTTGGGTGATTACCTCCATGTTCCATGGTACGTGTAACCCACACACACTTTCGCCTTGCAGGGGGATGATGTGGTCTACCGCATGGGGAATCTTGGTAGATCGGCTCAAGGCAATTGCTAGTCGGTAGTGAAACCGAATCTCCAACTTTTGCTCCGCAGACAGCCACGGAGGGGTAGCGTCCCGGAACCGACGCCGCCGCACGCTCACCAATTCTTTGTATAAGTCCGGGTTTGCAGCTTTGTACTTCTTTTTGTAGGTGTTTTTTTGCGCCACGGTGCGCGCTTGCGCCCGTGCAATTACATCTACTTTGTTTCTGGCGTAGTAGTCTTGCTTGGCTTTGATGCCTGCGGATGATTTGTTGTACTCAGCGTAGTAACCTGCACGCTTTGTTAGGGCTTCGGCCCACTCAACTTTTAAGCACTCTACGCAGGCTCCCTTGGTCTTGCGGGGGGCTACATGCCCGTGCTTGCAGGGCTCTCCCGTAAAGTAGTACTTAGCTCCCTGTGCTTTGGCTTCGCTGCGGGTTTTAGGTAGGTTTGTGGTGTCCATAATGGCCTTTAGTTACGATACAGGTATTGTACACCTAAAAGAAAGGGGGCCGAAGCCCCCTCTCCCCAACCCCGTTTTTTACAGGGTATTTGGCCGCTTTAAGACGAACCGGGCGATCCGAAGATGCCTAGTGGGTCAGACACGCCAAACGAATAACGCTCACGTGCTTTGTAACGGACGTTTCCGGTGTCGAAATCCCCGTCCATGGAGTTAGCCAGCGGTGTACGCACAAAGTGCTTCAAACCGTTAGGTACGTCAGTGGTCAAGAACCAACCATTGGTGTCGGTCAAGAAGTGGTTAACAGTGTAACCACCGGGGATCGAACCATTGTTCTTCAGCGCGTTGATATCGTTGTCGGTAGTGCCAACACGGAGGCTGGTTTCCAACAGACGGGTAGCAACGAACATCAGAGATGGAGGAACAATCAGCTTAGCGGGCTTAGCTGCGATCAGCAGGCCACGCTCGTCTGTCCAGCCAGCGATCTGAATAACTGCGTTTTCCAACGAAGTTTCATTCAGGTCAGCGCCAGTGGAAGGACGGTTGCTGTTAGTGCCACCAGAAATCAGCGGATGTGCTGTATTGCATAAAGACACGCCATCGCCATAAACAACGGTAGTGGTAAATGCATTGTTCAACACGTAAGCTGCTTTGACTTGCTTGGTGTAAGCCATACCACGAGCCAGTGCCTTGGTATAACGAGCAGACAGCGAGTCATACAAGTTATCTTCCACAGCTTCTTCAGTGATGGAGAAGCCAAGGGCAATGGTTTCATGATTGTAACGAGCAGTCCATGCTTCTTGTGCATTGTCGTACTGAATGGCGGAGCCTTCATTTTTGACAGGTGCAGCAGAGAAACCAGACAGTTTCGTTTCTTCTTCAAAGCTACGCTCCGACGTTTCGGTTTCGTAGATTTCTTTATGCTCTTCGCCGTATTTAGCGTACTCCAGACCAAACAATGCATTCAGTCCGGGGAGCAGTTCTTTAAGTAGTTGTGCGCGTGAAATAGCCATGATTTACTCCTTAAACACCAGTGGTGTTGTTATATTGGTGAGTGTTGATCTTCACCAATAGTTCGGTGTAGGTATCGGCTGCGGTTGCAGTCTCAGGCACTACGTCGATAACACGGATTGGAATAGTCGCGGTAGTACCAGCGCCGGTCAAAGTAACTGCATACGCGGAATCACCAGTGGTGGTGTTACCTGTATTCAATACCAAAGCCAAGTTGGTTCCAACCACAGTGCGACCTGCGGAACTCATGGTCGTGCCAGACGAAACCACGGCGACCTTGAACAGGGCCATAGGATCATCCACCACGTATGCATAAGCAAGGTTGGTAGACGTAGAAATCAAAGCAGGCAGATATTGGCCCTGAACGGTTTGACCGCTAGAGTTTACATACTGACCGCCAAGACAAACGCCAACAATTGCACCAGAGTTAGTGGTGCTAGAAAGAACCAGATAACCGGTGCTGTCGATTTGTACGGTATCACCATTGAAAATGGCAGTACCAAAACCAGCAGCTACGGGAATCTGACGAATAGCACCAGCATAGGGGAGGCCGTCAATTCGATTGACAGGCTTTAGACCGTATGGGGCGCTAACTGTAGGATAAGCCATAGTTAAACTCCAAAAAAATTAAATACCTTTACCGAAAGTAACACTAGAGCTTCGTTCTTTAAACAAAGGCATCTTCGGGTTATTTTCACGCATGAAAGTATTGTCTACCGAGTTCATTTGGGTATCCGCTTGATTGCGGAAATACTCATCACGTTGCTCGACAAACTCTACTGGGGATTTGCAAAGAATCAAACCGCCGGTAACGATGTTGCCCGGAAAGTCCTTGCTGGACGCCCCAAACAATCGAATCTCGGGATGGTCAGATGCTTTTACGGGCTCCCAGCCCTCCTGAAGTTTTGAATTCAAGTTAGTCGGATCATCTTTGCCCAAAGTAGCGATGCGAATCCAGCGAAACGCGTACCCTGCTTCCGGTTTGGGATCAGGGAGAAGCTGGGGAGGTTGCCACCGTTTCGGGCGGGCAGTAGCCTCACGATTATCAAGTTCTCTACTTTTGCGAATTTGTTCAGTCATGCTTGTTTCCTCATTTCTTCAGCAACCTTACGAGCATAAAGTTCCAAAGGAACCCCAAGCCGCTTGGCGATATTTACCTGCGTTTGTGTAAGTACGATTTTTCTAGGCGCTGTACTACGTGATGCCGGTGCTACAACATTTGACTTCTGGCGCTGAGATGGTTTCGCATCAGCGGGTTCCTCTGCAAATGCCTCAGGGAACCTTGTTTTCATATCAGAATCTATAGCCGCGAAATAATCGTCGCTTGCGGCGGAAATTCCAGAATCCACAATATCTTCATGGAGTGACAACGCATAGGCAGTCATCTTTCGATTGTTGCCCCACCATGGATTTTTTGAAACCCATGCCTTAGTATTGTCGTCCAATTCAGGTACTTGGGCGGGTTTTACTACAGTTTTTGGCTCCTGTAAAGGGGCGGGCTTGAAATTATTTACCTTATCCGCCCGAATTGCAGCGGAGGTTAACTTTGCCTGAGCCTTGACAAGCCGGTCAGTATCCCCGGATTCATAGGCGTCCTTATATTCCCGCTGGGCGTTGTCAATTTCAGACTCCACCACTTTCTTGGCCTGCTCCAGTAAAGCAGTCTGGTTAGTAGCTAGGGAACCCTGTAGGCGCTTGTTCCCCTCTACTACCGACTCAGCCATACGCAAAGCTTCTTCCCGCTCACGCAGCGCCGCTTCCTTGGCCCGACGCTCCTCGTGGTAACCCTTATTAATATGGGCCAGCCGGTCTTTGAGCTTTTGGTCGGTATATTTAGCCAACTCCTCGTCCGTTACCGGGGCCGGAGCCTCCTTCATAGGAGTGCGGTGTCTGTCCGCCGCAGGGGTATCGTCAACGACTTCGATATCTGCCTCGGGCTCAGGGGCTACTACCCGTCCGCCTTCGCGGGGGTTTTTAGCCTCGATTTCGTCTGGAAATTCAAATTCAGTTTGTTCAGCCATGATGACTCCTTATGGACGTTGGATTCCACGGGGGTCTTGCACCACCGCTTCCACCGAGTCGTCATTAATTAAGCGCCACTCAGTACCGTGGATTTTCATCCGGGTGCCAGTATTGGGTCGAGTAAGAACAAAGTCGCCTACCTTGCAGCTTGGGCCGCTTGGAAACCGCTTTTCGTCTTTGAAGGCGTCGGGCCCCATTTTTGCCACAAATAGCACGGGGGACAAAAGTTCCTCGTGGTGCATCGTAGTTGCAGTTTTTACTAAGGAGCTTCCCTCAATATTCTCATCTGCCTTGGGCACCATGCACAACAAATAGTATGTTGCGGGGTCAGGTACTTGTTTAGCTTTTTCTTCTGGGTCAGTATTTAATACACCAGATAAATCAACCGCAGCGACATTAAAGTCATTCATGTATTTTCCTTACTATCACGCATGGGGTTTGAGCGTATTTCGGCGGGTAACCCCAGATAAACCCATCCAAACTTAATCGTCTGCCCTTTGTAGGCGCTGCTCCATATCTTTCACATAATTCATCGCACGGGTTAGCCCCAGCACCTGACCACACAAATATTTATACTCGGAGAAGTCCGCAGATGCCCCAGCCGCAATTACTTGGGTTATCTGCTGGATGTCCTCATTCATCTGCTTAGCTAGCAGGCTCATCGCGTCATTGTCCATTTACGCCTCCGGGCGGTGTTGCCATTTTCTGTTGCTGCATTTGATCCTTGTGCATCATGCCTTGCTGGTGTAGCTGAGCTTGCTGCTGCGCTTGCTGTTGGGCCAGAGCCTGTGCTTGCTGTGCCTTCTGGGCATTAATCTGAAGCTGCTGCTGGTGCATTTGTTCTGCCTGCACGGCTTCTTGTTCGATCTGCATCGGGTTAATGCCGCTTTTATCCGCGTCCAACGCCAGCCGGGCTTGGGCCAGCGCAATGTCAGCGTCGATTTTCTTAACGTCCGCGTCAGCCTTTTGCTTCTTAATCTGAAGCTCTTGCATCTGCATCTGGATAATCGGGTCTTGCATCTGCTGCTGGGCTTGCGCTTGAGCGGCTTGGGCTTTGTTCATCTGC